CATCGCTCCACAGCTCCACGCCGTCGCTGTTCCAGCCCAGGAAGCGCACGCCCTGGCCGCGATAGCGGGTATTGATCTTGCCCATGTCGATGTTGCGGCCATCGAACTTCTTCATGTAGTCGCTGTTGGAAAGCATCGTGTCAGCCACATCAGGCGCCATCACGATCTTTTCAACCACGCCCAGGCCGTCATACACCATATCAAAGATCTCGTGCATGTCATGGTCGATCTTCGCGCCCACAGTACCCCACGGAGTATCGGGGGTGTAGTGGTTGGTAAAGCCGTAGTCGGCAACCAGCGTGGTTTCCTTGTCGCGTCCCTCATTGGTGTAGCGGAAAAGTTCCAGCTTGCCGGTCAGCAGCACCTGAAGCGACATGTTCTCGCGGCGGCGCTGAATGGCGCGGCGCATGTCCATCAGATCCTGCACCAGCATCTTCTTTTCGCGCTGGGCAGGGGTCATCGCGCCCAAGATCTGCTCGCCAAAGGCGCGGGGCTGCAGGTCGGGGTTGGTAATGATTCGTTCAGGGGCAATGGTACAGAAGCCGATTTCACGGGTCTCGTAGCCGGTACGTCCCATCAGCACGCCGCCTACGCCCTCGTGCACTACAGGAGCCATCATACGCTCGCCCTTACGGTAGTCGTAGATCGCGCGGCTGTCCTCAACCGCGCCCATATCGGCGCAGAAGCTGTCATACAGAAAACTGTACTCGCGCTCCATCAGGTCAATGGCTGCAAGCTGCGCACGGGTAGAGTAGATATCCATCTCTTTGTTCCTCCTTTATCAATTATTAACCGCCTACGGTGTTGGCAAAGGTTTCAGTGCCCGCCATCTGGTCGAACACAATGCCCTGTTTGCGAAGCACAAGCTGCACTTCGGCAGTCAGCGCAGCGCCGTCCTTGAGCGTCACCTTGCCAGCGATCAGGTGTCCGGCGCGGTAGGCGGCGGCGTCCTCGGCAATGGTGGCATTGGCGTCGGTATCCACGGTTTCATCCAGCACCGCAAGCATGTTGGTATCAACCGCTTCGGCGGCGGACGCAGCCAGCCACATACCATCCGCACCACGATACATCACCGTGCCGCGGCCAATCACGCCATTGCCCGGTTTGCAGGGAATGGCCATCTTGTCCGCCCCCTGCGGATCGGCCAGCAGGTAAGTGGGATTGTTGGTGCCAATCACTTCATACATGGTCGTTTGTCTCCTTTCTGTTTTGCATTAATACATAGAATCTTCCAGCGCACCGCGCTGTTCCTTGGCGAGGGCGGCCATCTCCTTGGCAAAGTCGGCCATCTGCGCTTCCTCGCCCTTACCGTCGCCGTCCTCAGCAGCACCGCCCGGAATCTGGGCAGCTGGAGTGGTTTCCTGCGCACGCTGCTGCAGGAAGGTCTGTCCCTTCTGCTTGTGGGCTTTCACAACCGCCTTGTGGAAGTCCATGGCGCTCATGCCGCTTTCCTTGGCCTGTGCAGCCATCTGCGCGTAGTCCTCGCCAGCAGGGGTCAGATCGTCGATCTCCTGAATGCGCTCACGCTCCTGATTGGCTCCTTCCTGCATAACGCTGTTATACAGGCCGGGGTTTTCTGCACGCAGCTGTTCCACGGTGCAGTCCTTGATTTCCATACGGTTTTCCTCCTCCTCGTTTTGGTTCATATGTACAGGCGGCTCATCGCCGTTACTGTCATCGTTTTCGGGCTGGTTTACATCCATCTCCGGCATGTGCATATACATGCCGCGCATGGCTTCCATCATCTGCGCATCCACGCAGGCTGCAGCCTTGCCCTCTCCGGCAAGCAGTTCATCCGCAAAACCGGCGTCTACCGCCTCCTGTGCGGTAAACCATGTTTCGGCATCCATCAGGTTTTGCAGTTCGGCATCCTCCTTGCCACAGCGCTTGGCATAAATGCCGCGCACATCGCTTTCCATTTTGCGAAGCATCTGTGCGCAGCGCTCCATATCGCTTGCATTCCCCCAAACGGCGTCGCTCGGGTTGTGGATCATAAACATAGCGCCCTCCGCAATGCTCACATGCGCGTCCGGTATACATGCAAGCAGCGTTGCCGCGCTGGCGCAAATGCCGTCAATCCGCACATTCACAGCGTCAAAAGGCGCGTTGAGAAGCATGGTTCGCATCGCCACAGCCTGATACACGTTTCCGCCGCCGCTGTTGATCCGAAGCGTAAGCTTTTTTGCCCCTTGGGCGACCACATCTTTGAGCATCTTGTCAAAGTCCTTGGCCGTTACATCGGGATTGTTCTTCTCCTCGACATATTTGCGGGTCACGATGTAGCCGTACACCATAATCTCAGCTTCGGTTTTATCCGCGCTCATCTGCGCATCATAGCGCAAATGAATCCTTTCCCTCTCAGGCATCTTTATCCACCTCCATCACATAATCCTCAAGCTCCTGCCGGATCAGCATTTTCAAGGTGGTCATTTCCGCACCGCCTTTACCGGCCTTCTTCTGCTTCTCCTTTTGGGGATTCTCCTCAGTCTCCGGGCTTCCCAAAGCAGCCATTTCCTTTCGCCGCTGGCGAATGTTGTTCAGCCAGTCGTTGCCGTTGTACTCGCTGGCTTCCTGCTCCTCGGTGCTTATGTTGTGGGCAATGCGCTCAGCGGCAGCCTTGACCTCCTTGAGGGGATCCACATGCCCCATGCTCGCGCCCATCCACATGCAGCCGCACCACGCCTGACGAATGGCGGGATCATCAAAAAAGCCGGGAGCTTCAATGCGTCCCAGCGCCACAGCTTCGGATAGCCATTGTTCGTAAATGGGCTGATTAAAGTTCGCGTTGAAGGAAGTCCGGTTCACGCGAACCTCGCGCCAAAAGTCTAGCAGTGCGCCGCGCGCAGCGGTGTAGTTGGACTCATATTTCTTGATAAGCACCTCTTTGGGGATTCCCATGCCGCTGCCAATCAGCGTTTCCTGTGCTGAAACGAAAGGTTCAAACGCGCTGTTGCTGCGGAGCGGGTTTACTGTATGTACCGTTTTGCCCGGAGGCAGGCTGTACATCGCTCCCGGCGCAAGTTCCAGCTTCAGCTCGTCATCCGTTACCTTTTCGTCCGCGTTCACCGCGTCCTCGAGGCTGTTGATGCCGTCATCCGCGTCACTCAAAAGGAAAACCGAAAGCATACTGCTCACCACATTGGCCGCAAGCTCGCTGGTAATGTAGCGGTCAAGCTGCTTGATCTGTTCAATCTGCGCCGCCACAAAGGGGAGGCCTCGCCGCTGCTCCGGTCTTTCGTGCGTCATGATGTGCAGAATGTTGGGATACCCCGTATCCTTGCCATAAACATCAATCGGCTGCCACGTCAGTTCCCGGCTGTCGCTCTCGGCCAACGGGTGTCTGCTGGCAATGTGATAGCGGATCACCATTCCTTCCTTGTCCAGCTCCACACCATCCACAATGCGTCCGCCGCTATCGGTTTCCTTGCTTTCGCTCTCCTCGCCGCCGCTGTCCGGGGTGCTGATCCTGTCCGCTTCGAGCAGGCGAAGGGTGGTCTTGTAAGGCGTGCGCTTGTTTTCCTTCATGCCAAACAGCACAAACACATCACCGCTCATCAAGTGACTGCGAAAAGCCAGCTGCTGGAGGCCGTAAAAATTCTGCCGCCGCTCGGCATCACACATCACGTTTTCAGCCCATAATCTGAACTCTCTGGCGGTGTTGCGCTCCCATTCATCGGCGGCTTCATCGCTCAAATTCAGCATTTCGCCGTCAATCTTGGGTTTGGGCTGTATACCCCAGCCGACCACGTTTGTTACCATCGTCGCGGGGCCGCTCCTGGCAAGGCCGCCGCCCGCATACAGGTCTCGCGCCCTTCGGCGCAGCGTAGCGCCGTGAAGGTCAATATCGTCCTCTGCGCCGCTGCCGTTCACAACCCATCCAACCATGCTGTTCAGCGTAGTGCTTGCGCCATGGTTTCCATAGCCAGTAGCGGCCATCTGCGGCTCTTTCCGCTTTTCTTCCTGCATTTCGCGTTTCATGCGTTCGGTGTACACCTTGTTCGCCATTTTGGGGCTAACCAAAAAAAGCGCCCGCTCATGCAGCTTGGGTGCTTTGCTGTTCATCTTTTTTCACCTCACAGGTCGCGCGGCACAATGCGGGTCACACGGGAAGTCCGGCTGTTGCCGTTCAACTGCTCAATCTTATTGGCAAAGTAATTCACGCGGGCCACGATATCAGGCAAATCCACGCTCGTAAAGGAGCGTGTGCCAATTTGGTATTCCTTGGCCTGACCGCTGGCAAGCGCAAGCTCGCAATCCTTCCATATTTTCAGCATTTCCTTGGCTTCTTCCAGCGTATAGGGACTTGCAGCCATTTTTCAAACCCTTTCTATACTTTAATTCCGCTGCTGATCATCACTTTGCGCTTTTTCTTTTCTGCCTGCGCCCGTGTGATCGGCTGTATCTCTGCGCCAATGCCATACAGCATGCGTTCGCATTTGTCAAACTCCCACTTGAAGTAACGGTAGCATGCCAGCGCATAGTCGCGGCAGTCCAGCGGTTCGTTTCGTTCGTAAATCTTTTCCCACGCAATCACGGAGTTGCCGCCTCTGCGGTGGAACACCAGCTTTTCGCTGATCAGGCCACGGAAGTAGTGCATATCATATCCGCGCCGGTAATCGCGGGGATAGTGCATATACCTCGGGCCGGGCTGCTCCACCGTTGTAGCATGCATGATGGCTTCTTTGCCAGTGTTTGTGTTGATCATAAAGGCAATGCCTCCGGCCTTGCCTTTTTTCATAACGCGCACAAACACGTTTTCGCCGCTTTCGCCCTTGATCGGCCATATGCGCCGGTTGGCGCGCTTGGCGCACTCGCGGTATACAGCGTCCGTAAAGTGGCCGCCGGAGTCAATGAAGGTAGCCATCACGCGCACGGCCATGCCGTTTGCCAGCTTCCATTCCCGGTCGAGGAGGGCGTCAACTTCCGCCCACACGCCGGGAGCATCCGCGCGTCCGGGGATCACGCCGTATTCAATGCCCCAGCTTTCTTCCTCGCGGTTCCAGCCCACCACCTCGTACTCAAGGCGGTTATCCTGCGTGTCTATGCCCATCGTCACCACAAGCACGCCATCAGGTATCTCGGCGGTATAATGCTCGCGCCGGTCATACAGTTTTTCCGGCACGCCGCTACGGTCGCGCACTTCCCACAGTTCGCCCAAGATGGTGTTGTAAAACACCTGAAGCTGCTGCGGATCATCCTTCGCTTGCAGGAACTTGAGCACGTTGGCTTTCCAATCGCTCCACGGGCTCATAAACGCATTCAGCCGGAAACTGCGTATTCCGTTGTGCAGCGCCTCCGGGTTTTTGGCTACCCATTTGGCAGGCAGGCGCTTGGTTTCAAATTCACCCGTTTCACGCTTGCAAACCGGGCATTGCCATGCAACACGGGTCACGCGGTAATCCGTCTGCCCGTCCTCGTTCTTAAACTCCGTTTTATCAAAAACGATATCGCTGAACTGGATATAGGAGTATTTGCGGCAGTGAGGACATTCAACATGCCATTCCTCCTGCGTGCCGCTCAGATAGGAGCGTTCTATTTTGCTCGCCCCCTTGTTGGTCGGGGTGGATGTTTCCACAATTTTTCGGTTGTGGCGGAATGTTTCCGTGCGGCGTTCCGCCAGCTCTATGGGGTCGCCCTCCGTGCCTGCGCTTGCTGGAAAGCGGTCTGTTTCATCAAAGAAGATGTAGCGCACAGGCTTGGATGCAAGGTCGCTTGGGCTGTTCGCGCCAATAATGGCAAGGTTGCCGCCCGGAAACGTTTTCATGGTGATGGTGTTGTTGGCGTCTCGTCCTTTGGCCTTGTATATCTTGTCACGCAGCGTGGGACACGCCGCAAACATGGGCGCTATACGGCGCTTGGAATAATCCTCTGCGGTCTTGTCTGTCGGCTGCACATACAGCATCGGTCCGGGATCGTTATCTATGGCACAGCCCATCATGTTCAGCTCAATTTCACTTTTGCCAACCTGTGCACTCGCCATAATAACGATTTTCCAGATTCCCGGCTGATTAAAGGCGTCCATGATCTCGCGCTGATAGGGTGCTCGGTCAGTGCGCCAGCGTCCCGGTTCAGCGCTGCTTTCGCTCACCAGCACGCGGTTTTCATCCGTCCACTCGCTCACCGTCTGTGTTTTCGGCGGGCGCAGCATGGAGTAGGTGTACCGGGCAAGCTCGGCAATCAGGCTCATCCGTCACTCCTCCTCATCCTCCTCGTCACCGCCAGCAGCGTAGTCAGGCACAGGCGTTTGGGAAAGCTGGTTAAGCACCGCTCGTAGCTCGTTGTCAATAATGCTGGATATCACTTCGTGATTGTCCATCATCATCACCATGGGCGCAATGGTGCTGGGCAAGTGGAGCAGGTTTTGCGTCACGTTGCTCACGATATCTCCCCACAGCTTGCGCACGTCGTGAATGTTCACCAATTCACCCTCAAGCCGCTGTACCTCAAGCTCCGTCTTGCGTGTCTTCACGCGCTCATGAATGGCCTTCACTTCGTCCAGGTCGTTGCCGTCTCCGGTTGCCTTGTCCACGTTGTAAGCAACCCACCTTTGAACAAAAAGAGCGAGGTCGCACTTCTTGCCCTCGCCCTTCACAAACAGTTTCTTATCCTCCGCAAGTGATTTGTCTATATTGTAAAGCTGCCGATAGGTGTAGCCAGCCACATCCGCAAGCTGTTCTTTGGTCATTTCCACAGCCATGATTATTTACCCCACCCAAGCTGGAAATAATGGGAAAGCCTCTTTGCCATATAGTACTGAATCTCGCTTTCAATATCCTCGCGGGATCGGTTCATGGGCATCTGTGCAACGGAAAGGCCTTTTACGCTTACGATGGGGAAACGTGCCTTGCCCTTGCGCACAAAGGTCGCTTTGCCCAGTTTCGATCCAAGATTACGAAAAGGCGGCATACCTGTGCTCTGGTGATCCATCGTCGCGGGAAGCACGCTCTGTGTCCCTTTTACGATTTTTGCCTTCACCTTATACCGCCCGCGCCGTGCAGCTATCCAGCCATGCGCGCCGCCGCTGGCTCCAAACGTACCGCCAATGCTGGCGCGTGCGCCTCTGATGGGGATACGTATGCTCACCTCTGATCCTCCGCCCTGCCATACAGGGCTTCCGACCTGTTTTTTGACCCAGGAGGAGGTAACATTGTAATCTTCCGGCACTTCCTTGCCAACAATGGTCTTCACTTTTTTGGCAGTATCGTACACCGTGTGGCGCAGGGCGTTGTTCGCGGCCTCTGTGCCAAGCATCTGTTTCATGTACTCCACGCCTTTCAGGGCGTCGCTCACATCCAAATACAGGTTTACCGGCACGTTTTTTTCACCCCCTGCAACGCAAAAACCGGCAGCCCGTAACGGGTGCCGGTTCGTCTACTTGTTCCAATGATAGCATATTATCACAGGGGCGATGTAACTTTCAACCCTTTTCAAAATTTTCTTCGGAATTTCCCTGCCACTGCGCATGCGCCATATCGGGAGCGTTTTCTATTGCGCGGCGTGCATTGTCAAAGGTTCGACGGCTCATATTCAGTTCCGTCATCACTCTTTTGGCGGTGAATTTCTCCACGTACAGCATCGCTACAAAGGTACGCATGTTCAAATCAGCAATTCCATTCAAAACCGCTTCAGCTTTTGCAAGCCGCTGGCGGTATTCACTCAGCTTGGCGTCAATTTCCGCTTCCACCTCCTGCAGATCGGCATACCCATCGCCAAAATCATGCTTGCCACCGCCGCCAGCTGTCCAGCTCAGGTGTTGGGTCACGTTAATCAGCCGGTCGCCAACCCATTGCTTCCGTTCTTCCAGCCTGCGTATCTCCTGCATGGTGGAAAGCACCTCCGCCAAAACAGGAATATCCTTGTTGTAAATCTTCGAGTTCAAACTTCTCTCCCTCCCCTCAAAACCGCGAACGTTCGCGGTTTTCAATCAAACAAAGAAATGTTTGGCCATCTTTTCGCAATGCGCCTCATACAGGCGTTTCCCGCTGTTACGGATACCCACGTTCACAGCTTGCTCCGGCACAATGCCGTGCATAAGTAATTTGTTTACCTCCTGCGCAACAATCTGCGCTGCCTCCTGCGCTGTCAGACAGGTGGAAACAGCCTCCTTTTGGATATACTCTATCATAACGTTGGTGCATTTGATTGCAGTATCCGCACCATACATTATGCGCATTGTGTTAGAAAGAATTTCCATTGTTTCATCAATCGTCTGCGCTTCTCGCAACTGAGAAAGCATAGCCTGATGACCATAGAATGCCGTTGTTCCCTTAACCGCGTTGGATGCCGCTTTGCTCAGTTTTGCGTACTCCGACCGGGTCAGAAGCGCATCCAGCTTTTTCAAAAATTCCTTATCCATCGTCACGCCTCCATGAAATCGTCAGGCCTTTCGCACCGTTCAAATTCGATCACCCATACCCAGGGATTTGCCCGCCAGCCGTATCGGCACATTTCAGTACGCTTGATGGTGCTGTCCCACAAGTGGGCGAAAGCCATTCTCTGCATGTTCTCCCAACGGTTGCCCATTGCAGGATTGCATCCTCCGTTGTCAACACCCTCTGCAAGCACTTTCATCCCGTCTATGCTTTG